AAGGTCAGTGCGTGAGTTGGCTCTTTTCGCAGGCGCTGGTGGCGGAATCCTTGGGGGAAAACTGCTTGGATGGCAAACCGTCTGTGCAGTCGAAATCAACAGCTACTGCGCCAGTGTATTATGTCGGAGACAAGACGAAGGAATTCTCGCGCCTTTCCCGATTTGGGATGACGTTACAACCTTTGACGGCAGACCGTGGGGAGGCGTTGTTGACGTCATTTCGGGAGGCTTTCCTTGCCAAGACATTTCAGCAGCCGGAAGAGGAGCAGGCGTCACCGGAGAACGTTCGGGACTCTGGAGTGAGATGGCGCGAATTATCGGTGAAGTACGACCAAGATTTGTCTTCGTGGAGAACTCACCAATGCTTGTTTCAAGAGGTCTTGGAAGAGTCCTCGCTGACCTTGCCACGCTGGGGTTTGATGCGAAATGGGGAATTATCGGAGCGCACCATACCGGAGCACCTCACAAGCGAGACAGAATCTGGGTGTTGGCCCACTCCGAGGTCGAGCGAAATTGCAGCAAAGATGACGATGGAGAATGCAATAAATCGAGTCCAGATGTCAGGGTATCATTCAAACCTAGAGGAGGCAGTAGCATTGAAGATGTGGCCCACACCATCCGCGAACAACTACGAACAGACGGATCTGGACAAGCTGCTGGAGAGGCGCGAGAGAATCAAGAGCCAAGGCATCAACGGCAACGGATTCGGTCTGACGCTAGCCAATGCGGTTCTGATCGAAGAGCGCAAGACTTGGGCAACACCAAGAACGAGCGACTTCAAGAGTTGCGGACCAGTAGGCAGCAAGAGCCATCACCATATGACAGAGAAACAATATCCTTGCGCTCAAGTGAAGGAGGAAGATCAACCTACTGGGCATCTGAACCCAGATTGGACCGAGTGGCTCATGGGGTGGCCCATCGGGTGGACAGACTCAAAGCCATTGGAAACGGACAGGTTCCAGCAGTGGTGGAACTCGCATGGAGAACACTCACAGACAGTTGACTGAGCCATAGCTTTTCAACTCAGTGACCGAGTTGACGGTTTGGGAGAACCGGCTGGAGCGCTATGGCTCATTGAGCAGTCTAAATGGGGAAAACAAACGTTGTTTTAGTCATAGGTCAGAGGGGTCTTTCCTAGCAGCTTGAGCAACGTTTCCCCACCAAACATGGAGTTGAACATGACCACAGCACCTACCGTACAAGCCTTGTTCTTTCGAGCAGAACGAAAATCAAAGACACAGATTATCACTCACCACACCGCACCAGCTTGGAAGAAGCTCTGGTGGCGCATTCGCTTGTATTTCATCAACCGGAAGTATGCGAACGCTCGAAGAGTTCAGAGAAGAAACTAGACGTAAGGAAGCGTATTTCTGGGGATTGGTTCGGCAATCTAAACGTGAACCCACCTTCTGTCAGTTATACGAGTGTTCAAGGTGCGGCAAGTTATCGCACCAAAACCATGAACGAAACTGTTTTGATTTGAAGCCGCTAGACATATCGAAGGAAGAGAAGTTCAGAAGAATGGATGACCCACACAATGAACAGACATGGAGTGACCTTTGACCATTAAGGTCTGCGTAAATTGCGGCTTAAAGTTTTTGACCGAAGGCAAAGAAAAAGTTTGCGGAGAAATCTGCCTTGACGAACTGAAGGCCAAGCATACAAAGCCGCAGTGTGTGATTTGCTCAAAGCGGTTCAATAGAAAGTCTAGCAGCCACAAGACTTGTAGCCACATTTGTGGCTATGAGCTGAAGAAACAAAACGCTGCACGATATCGCGACAAGGTAAGGCCAGCAAAGCAAAAGATTGCCTGTGAAGGTTGCAGCAAAATCTTTATGCCAACTCGCAAGGATCAGCGGTTTTGTGGATTTAGGTGCTACAACCGGCAATACAAGAGAACGGTAACGGTTGACCCAAGGCCATGTGTCGAGTGTGGCGAGGTGTTTCAACCAAGAACTGAGCGCAACATTCTTTGCTCAAAAGAATGTCGTTATATAAACGACAAAAGGCGTGCGTACGTTCGAGGGACGATTCCGCGAATGCCTGGGACATTGAAACCCAAGAATTGTCTAGTCTGCAAAAAGGAATTTCAGCCAAAAGCCGGAAGCCAAAAATACTGTAGCCCAACCTGCAACGGATTGGTTCACCTTAAAAGAAACCGCTCAAGGCTCGACCACAATCGACTTCTTAAATGCTGGATTTGTAAAAAGGAATTCAAACCAGTGACGAGCAAAAGCCGAGCAAAGTTTTGTTCTGCTGAATGCCGCGCAGTCCACTTTGGAAATAAGGCGACTGAGAAAAGAGAAGAGCTAGAGATTGAGGCGCGGCAGCAGGTTAAAGTGAAAGAAAAGTGGAATGACGCTTCAGTCACTTCAACAGAAGTTCCGGCTGATTCGATGTTTCCAGAAGAGATTCTGGCGTTCATCAATCGTGGTGGACAGATCACACAGTACCTAAATCCAGTCTGGGTGGAAGGCTCTCAGCCTTCTGAATACGAGGATGAATTTATAACAGATTAAGCCTTTCAGTTATTCGGTTTTGCCCATCCTCCCTAAAAAAACGGGCAACCATTCATGTGACCGAAGCAAGCGATAAAGCTTTTCTCAACTCAAGCTCAAGCTGGCTGGAAGGCGCGAACAAATTAGCATGAAAAGAGATTGTTTAACTTGGGAAGAAACACCATTGGGCAGATTTGCGGCTGAACAGGAATTTTATAATCGTAACCAAGTTGACAAATTTAAATACAGAGAAATTTTACAAAAAGGCAGACAAAGAATTAAAAATTTAAGAGCCATTAATTCGGGCGTAAGACGTATTGAGAAAGATGTCACATTTGATCTATTCACAATAGAAGGAGGCGACTTTGAAGTTAGCGTTCCAGTGGGACGCATTGACCTTCTAACGGACAAGGAAATTATTGAAGTAAAAGTTTATCCAGAGTGGAAAAATGCAATTGGACAAGTAAAATCTTATGGAAAATTCTTTCCTGAAAAATCTTTAAGAGTTCATTTGTTCAACACACCGGAAAAAGGAATTCCAAACTATATAAAGGAGGTATTTATTCAAGAAGACATTCGTTTAACTCATGACCTTCAAACACCTTAATCTATTTAAAAAATATGAACGAATTAATCAAATCAGTAGCGTCAGAGTTAGGTGTTGACCAAAACACACTGCACGAAGTGTTGTCGAAGTCCATTTTACCAACTGGAACCAAGCAAGAACACTTGATTGCGTTTTTGACGATAGCCAAGCAGTTCAAACTTAATCCGGTGACAAAAGAGATTTGGGCATTCCCAGACAACAAAGGCGGAATCACAACGAGCATTTCCGTTGATGGCTACATAAAGATCATGAACAACCATCCGCAGTTTGAGCGGATTGAGTTCGGTAGAGAGGCAGATGACAAAGGCAAAGTCATTTCCGCCACGGCTCGCATTTATCGCAAAGACCGTACACACCCAACTGAGGTGACAGAATATCTAAGCGATTGTTATAACGAGAGAAGTCCAGCTTGGAAGAACTACCCCAACCGGATGCTCAGACAAGCAGCCATGAAGCAAGCCATCCGCTTGTGCTTTGGGATCACTGGCCTGGATGCAGAGTTTGACGAAAACGGAGAAACCGTTGAACCGAATCAACCAGAGCCATTCATTGAGGTTAAGAGCAATCCGGTTTTTGAGCGTTGCAAGGCGCAGTTTGAGGAAGCCAAGAACCGCAACGGTTACGAAAACGCCAGAAGAATGGCGCGAGAAGCCAGCAATCACAAGCAACTGAGCAAAGACGAAATCACTACATTGACGCAACTGATGACCCAGACCGAAGACCGTTTGGGGTTGATACCGGAGACTGATGAAAGTGAAGCTGTCGTGGCATGAGCTGGCAATGGCAACCGAAATTGGCAGATTGCGAAACCTAGCGAATATCAAGTATCAGCGTCAGGATTCGACGAATCAGAAACGCTACGATTGGCACAATCATCTGGAAGGCGCTTGTGGAGAATTAGCGGTTGCCAAGGCATTAGGCCGCTATTGGGACGGCAGCGTGGACACCTTCAAGAAACCGGACGTTTGCGGTTTCCAAGTACGTACGGCATTGAGCCACAAGAACCTCATCATCAGACCGATTGATTCCGGTGAGGACAACTTCGTTTTGGTTACTGGCAATTCCCCATTTTACGAGATTCACGGCTGGATCAAAGGCAGCGAAGGCAAGCAAGACCAGTTCTGGAGAACAGACGTTCGCTCTCCTGCTTGGTTTGTTCCGATTAAATACCTCAATCCTTTTGAAACGCTAGAGGTTTGAATGACCGTCATCAAGCGAGTTCCCGATAACATCCCATACACGGTGATTGGTAATCACATTCTACAGAATGACAACCTCTCACTGACTGCTAGAGGGTTGCTGGCATATCTCATCAGCAAGCCACCAGACTTTCAGATTCGGGTTGACCAGTTGCGAGACCATTTTCAAGAAGGCCGAAGGCGAGTGACGAACGCATTGGAAGAACT